ATTGTACAAATACGAAAGCGCCTTGGCGCGGAGGTACATGCGTTGGCCCTTGTCACTCATGCGGTAGTATTTCGCCCGCAAGACGAACATATTGCGCATGACCCTGACTGGATTCATCAAAATGTCACCACCATCTTCCTCGCATAGCACCCCGCAAAAGGACGCCACGGAGTAGTGTGAGTGGACATCCACAGAGACGTCCAGATTGAGTCGGGTTCGAACCTGTTCCGGGACTTGGTAGTACTCGCAAAGCACGTCGTCCCCCTCGCAGATGACCTGGAAGTGCTTGCACTTCATCAGGCTGTCTGCCGGTGAGAGGCGCCCATCGCGCTGTGAGTAAAGGTACGAGGTGTAGAGGAGCGACATGAGCTGATTCATCGACGAAGTCCACATAACACCTGACATGAGCCGTCCGGGGATCCGGGCCGTGATCCGCGAGAACTTGCAAACATTGACGTCGCACGTCATGGCATCAATGGCTGCCAATGTGTGGGAGTCCGCAAAGCACAAGACGTGTCTGAGTGCGAAACGAGCAATGCGGGAGAATGAACCGTAGTAAAAGGATTCGAACTTCGAAGCATCCTTGGCTATGACGGGCCCGGAGCCGAAGAGCTCTTCCAGCTTCTTGCGCCACTCCTTGGGCGGAATGCCTTTGATGTTGTGCTTGCCAGACCTGATGGAATAAACAGCTTTGTCGAACAGTCGAGCGAAAGGTGCCATGAAACATTTGTTCTCGTCTGTGTACGAATTGATTCCGCGAGGACAGACGGGTTTCTCCTCGACGGAGTCCTTGAGGAACGACTTGTTGACGAAAGAGTCCCTCGTGAGGACCTCGAGGCACTCTTCCAACGACTCGAGCTGAGCGAGACGGCCTGACGAGTAACCAGCGGATTCGATGGCCTCGCGGAAAGTTGGCAGATCCCCCTGGGAGACTGGAAGAATCTCGGTCTCAATGAACAGGCGACAGAAAGCCTCGAAGTTCGCGTCTTCCTCCGGCTCGCGTTCAGGCATGATGCGTCCGAACCGACCCCCAGCCGCACAGCACTGGTTGAGGACGGAGTTCGGGTCACAAAGGAAGGCAGGAAATGATGGGATGCCGGTGGATGGGTCAGAAATGTGGAGGACCGGGTGGTACCCACCGACCGCGGACCTTTGGTCCCGGAGACTCCGGTCCTTGGCAAGCTTGTCGTGCACCGTAATGACGAGGTCCTGAGAGGGCTGATTGAGCTTTTCGTGCCCGTCAGAGAAGAGGTAACCGTAAATTGTCAACTGGGCCGGCGAATGGGGTTTCCGCTCACACTCGTCAATCCCTGCGAGGGCGCGTGCAGCACAGTAGAAGTATACTGTAGAAGGCGCGACACCATCACAATCGCTCAGGGGGGTGTCCACCCGATACTCACCGCGGAGGCGCCTGAGGTTGGCCGCAACCTCATTGCTTGCCAAGGACGGGTGGACAACACGGTTGCACGCCATAAGGGCGCTACGATTGACCACACCGATTGTGCGCTCACTCAGTTTCCGAAAGACCACAGACTTAGATCTCAAGAGGACAGTGCTGAAGAAGGAGGGGAAGGTGATGCGGACAACGGTCTCACACACTTCAACGCTCTGACGACCAATGAGGGCAGGACCACGTGAACAATCCAACGGGTTGCGCTCAAGTTCATTGTTAGAACAAAGTCTGAACGTCAGGCGTCGATGGACACGCTCGTGCGGGAAAAGACCTGTGAGTCGGGGCACCCCGTCACCGCACCACAAACGGAAAGAGGAGAAAAGGGGGTGGGCTGAGCGGGGTCGAGAGGACATCTTGTATGCACGCCTCATGAGATTCCACATGAGTTTCACGATTGGGAGACCAGTGAAGAAGAACGTGTACATCTTGGCTTGGAGTGAGCGCTTGCGCGACATGACGGCCATGAGTATCAGCCAAAGAATCAGGTGCTTGAGATCAGCAAGGAACCTGATCACCGGATTTCCACTCGGCAAATGCGGGGGGAACATCGTGCCGGTGACTTGAAAGTGGATCTCAGCATCCGTGAGCGCACGCTGGTTGACGACTCGCCCGCTTGAGTCCTCGCAGAAGGCTATCGGAGCGAGGAAGGGAGGTATCCTATGCGGGGAGGGGTTGAAATCGGGGTCTTCGCAGCCTTGAACGACAACTGGGTCAGGGTCAAAGTCTGGATGTGGGAAGAAACGCACCGGGATGGAGGGATCAGCTGCCGGGTAATGGGCAAATTGCTCGTCGTCTGGCGACTCACATCCCGAGACCACAAAGTCCTCGAATTGGGGGACCGGCGCTGTCAAATCTGGGAACTCGGGCACCGTGCGTCTAATCGGCTCAGTATGCGCGGGGGTTGCGGCCACACCACTTTCATTGTCCCCAAACAATTCCGCGATGGCCTGAGCGACTTGTTGACTACGAGGCCGTGGGATGCGCGGACGCCCCAGCAATTGTATGCGTTCACGGGGTTCAACGGCGGTGTTCACAATCTGAATCGGGAGGATAGGGACTGGGACAAGACCGAGCTGCTGCCTCCTGCGATTGGTGATGCGGCGAAAAGCCTCAAGTTCCATCGTCTGGGCTGAACCCGCAACCATCGTGTCGTTCGAAGGAGGGGGAATAGAATCCTCAGAGACCTGTCTCTGCCAAGAATGGTGAGGGTCAAAGCGACACATCGGGCACACGCCCGAACTGGCCAGCGTCAGCAGCCAGCAATCTGTGCAAGCGGTGTGACCGCATGAGGAGACGCGGAGATCACAACCCGGATCCGTGCTCACATGCGAGCAGATGCAACACTCTCCTTCGGATGTGGGAACCAAGAAGGGAAGGTCATCTTCGTTGGTCCACTCACCATGAGTCCCACTGAGCTGTGATATGAAGCGGAGCCCACGGCGACGAGAGATGGTTTTATTTCTTTGCGCCTTCTCACTCCTGCTCAAGCGGGTGGGATTGGGGGTTCGGCGGTAGTTGATCGCGATGGTTTGCACCTTCTCAAGGGTTGCCCTGCTGAACTTGGAAAGGTCTCGTGTAAGCCTTTCAAAATCATCGAACTCAATGCTCATGTTCGTAGATGCAGTCGCCCATTGCTTTTCCTCTTTTGTGTTTCTTTTCTCTTTGTTTTTGGTGTTTTCAAGCCGCGACCTGCACTCATCACGTCGAGAGTCAATGAGGTTCAGTCTCCAGCGATTGTCCTCTTCGCAATGCTGCGCCCAGGAAACGTCTTCTGGGCGGTGGAGGACAGGTTGACCCCCGGACTGAAACACAACCCCGCACTTTGCCAGAATTGCCATCACGATCGGCTTCGTGGGCATGGTTTGCTGTTCGAGTTGTTCCAACAAGTCGCGAACGCCCTCCGAAGAAAGGCCAGGCGGAACAACACGATTCTCAATCTTGCCACCGTCATGGTCATGGAAAACCCCTGATGGGAACAAGGGGACCAGAGCATGCTTAAACACGAGAGAAGCGTCAATCAGGTGTTGGGCTCGAGTAAGAACATCACTGCCCCCAACCCCGGCAAGGGCGGCAGTGGAAGGCCGGTCGGCGACATGGCGCCGACTAGCGGCCACACGTTCCAGCTTCTCGAGTGCTCGAGATGTGGACGCATCAAGGCCAGAGGGGTCAACAAATCGTGACTGCCTCGCAACACGAATGCCGAGCTTCGGGGCGAGCTTTCTGATCTGCTCGATCCTGCTGGCATCTCGACCACGGTCGTCGCGCTCGACACCAGGAACGGGGAGATCAATCCTGCATCTGGTGGGAGCATCGACAGCCTTCGGGGGCGGGACCGGCCCGTACTCGACAAGAGGATCCTTGTCTTGTTCTTTCCTCTTTTGAGCGCGCTCGATCAAGGCACGCTGCTTGAGGACGCGCTGAGGCACTGGCTTCAGGCGCGTGGTGACAGAATTGGAATTGGTCGGTGATTGGTAGACGCCGCAAGCGGACTTGTTTTTCGCGTTTAGTCTGTCAACAGGGTGCGATTACCCAGTGC